GTAAATCATGGAAAAAGACTAATGAAACTGAATCCTGATAACTACAAAATTGAAAGGAAAAAGAGATTAGAAGATCTAGTCTCTGAGTATCTTAATGAAGATGATACAACTCCACAAGAGTTTTATGATGAGTTGATTGAAGAAGTTGACTCTTGGATTGATTACCACAAAAAGCAAATGAATAGGGCAGTTGATGTGAAATCACTGCTCATGGGATATAAGAAGTTAGACATTGATCTTTCTGATCTTCCTACAGGCATTTCCACACATAACATATCTTTGGCAACACAAGATGACTATGATGATTTCTGGAACTATTGATCTTTGATACTATGATTCTTAAGGAGAAAATGTGTATTAATTATGATGGGTTTAAGGGGCAAATTGTATTTGTTTGTGATCAATATGCAACCTTTAATCCATTCAACAGTAAAGCATTGATGCTTATATTCAAAGAGAACTGGGAGGATGTGACACTCCTCTAAGTGGCACAAACCTCTTGACTTTTCCCTCCAGATCTGTTATCATTACAAAGTAATCAATCAAAGGCAAATGTCTGTTTCTGTTATTCTCAATGTTGAGTCTTCTGCTATCTCTGAAGTCTCTTTTGACTATGATGAAAATAAAGTTGGTGTGACCTATCTTAGCAATCCTGACAAGTCCTATGTCTTTGCATGTGACAATCCTCTGAGTGTTGAAGATCAAATTCGTACTGCTGAGAGTGTTGGCAAACTGATTGCAAAACTGAAGAACAATAAGGTTCTGATTCCCATTCAGAACTGATAAATAAGGGGAGCAATCCCCTTTATACTTGGAAGGTTGACCGAGTGGTTGATGGTGGTAGTCTTGAAAACTACTGAGGCTAATAACCTCCTAGGGTTCGAATCCCTAACCTTCCTTTGGGAGATTAACTCAGTGGTAGAGTGCCTGCTTTACACGCAGTATGTCACTGGTTCGAATCCAGTATTTCCCACCACGGAATGTAGCTCAGTTTGGTAGAGCACTCGCTTTGGGAGCGAGATGTCGCAGGTTCGAATCCTGTCATTCCGATTAGTCATTAACAAGACTATGAAAATTAACTTATGGTATTCCACATCTCAACAACAATGGAGATGGACTCTCTGTGATGATTCTGATAAAATGCGTCAGGAATCAGGACAGAGACCATTTCTTAGAGATGCAATGGAAGATGTTGCTAACACTGTAGAATACATGCTAGAGTGTAAGCAATCTGAATAAACTTCATTCCCCTATAGCTCAACAGGCAGAGTAGGTGACTGTTAATCACTTGGTTCCTGGTTCGAATCCAGGTGGGGGAGTCTGCACATGTGGCGGAATTGGTATACGCGCTGGGTTTAGGTTCCAGTGGAGCAATCCATGAAGGTTCAAGTCCTTTCATGTGCATTGGGGGATTAGTTTAGTGGTAAAATGGGTGCTTTGCAAGCATCCGTCACCAGTTCGACTCTGGTATCCTCCATTCTAAATAAAATTAAGTTGCTATAGCAAAATGAGCAGATTTCTTAATTTGATTGGTAATACTCCAACGCCAGATCCTGAGGAGCAAGTAACAGAAACTCCTAAGAGAGCAAAGGATGAGAATGGACACTTTATTGCAGATGATCCTAGCACCCCTGAAAATGAAGCATGGGAAGGTGGAGTAGCACCCAAGAAAACTAGAAAAAGAAGAACTAAAAAGGCAGATTGATTATACTGATGTGACACATGTACTAGTGTCACAATAAATCTCCAAACAGGGGGATCTCATGCTATGATTACTAGGTAATCAAATGAGATTCATGTCTACTGCATTTCTTGAGGATATTCAAATTGATGAGTTTGATTGTGTAGTGCCTAATGAGGCAATGTTTGACCTCTTTGAAGATAATTGGGAATCCATCACTGAGAGTGATGAAGATGAATGGATTCTGATTGAAGACTGACTTTATTATTCAACAAAACAATGGGAACTCGTAGTTTCATTTCAATCAAACACAAAGACAATACCTATTCTGGTGTATATTGTCACTGGGATGGTTATCCTGAGTGGAATGGTGAAATCTTGAAGAAAGATTACCAGGCACGCAGTAAGGTTGTTGATCTTATTGATGGTGGTGATATGTCTTCACTCAAGACTAAAACTACCTGGGAGTCTACATTCAAGGATGATGAGTATAGTAATACTCGTGAAGAGCAACCTCTTTACTATCATGAAAGGGGTGAAACTGATGAGGATACAATCTATCCTAAGCACTTCAAGAATCATCAGCAACTGTTTAAGTATGCTAAAGGTTGTGGATGTGAATATCTCTACACCTTTGATGATGTAGAACTTGATCAACCATTCTGGTCTTTTTGTGGAGTTAATTGATGACAACTAAAGTGAAACGTAAAATGGTGAATGTTGAACCAATCTCTAGCAAAGCAAAGAACAGGTTTGCTAACATGATGGACAGACTTCATGGGTGTCATGTAGAACAAGAGACAGAAGATAAGTTGTTTCTTGCATCAATCAACAGGAAGAACTTCTTCTGGATTGATAAAACAAATGATCCTAATTGGAAGATTGTCAAATGACTGAAGAGTTTGTGAATCTTAATGTTGATGAGTTGGAAGCATTACAAACTGCACTCCAACTGTTGTCTAAGAAAGAGCAAAAATTGATGGAGAGTTCTGGTAAAGTAACCCTTAGTAATTTGTACAACAAACTTCAAACTTCAATAGAGGAAATCAAAGGCAATGACTATCAATCTTGATAAGTTGTCCCACCCATACAAAGAAGCACTTGCAGAGGATTGTGAGGACTATTTGTTGCATAGGCACATTCCATTGGCATCACATTCCTATGATGTGATTATTACTCAAGCACTGCGAGAAGGGTATCAATTAGAGAAGTTTGATAGACCAATTCGCAAACTGGCACAGTAAATCCCCATTTGCCCTCTAAGTGTGATATGCTTACAGCATGATCAAATCAGACATGACTACTTACTCCAATCTCTCCAAAATCAAACCCAAACTTCGTACTCAGGGTCGTGTTTCTGGTAACTTTGGTAAGAACAAAGTTAAGGCAGGTTCTCCTATCTCTGGTCTGGGTGTGACTAAAGCAAAGGTCATCAATGTTACCACTCCAGATGCATACCTGAAGAAAATGTATCAGGTATTTGATACTACTTCTGATCCTAAACTCAAGAAGTTTGCATACACTGAGATTCGCAAGATCTTGGTTCAGCGTGGAGAATGGTGATGGTATATTCTTACAGTGATATAGAAAATGCATACAAAGTTCTCAAGCAAGTTGTAGAGCGTGAGAACAAATTGCACATGATGGATCAAACTATTATTCCTCAACATCTGGATGATTTACAGTATGAAATCTTGCCAATGTTAGAGGAAATAGTATATTTTGATCCCACCCCATGACAATCTCCAAACTGTCCACTATCACTTGACTTTTCCAATTATTTGTGTTACTATTACAAGGTAATCTAAAGACAAATGAACTACAATTCTATTCAAGAGTGTGAAAAAGAACTCAAGACTGCTAAGAAAAAGTATGATAAACTGGCAAAGCAAATTAAAAGATGCAAGTCAGAATATCAATATGAAATCTTAGTTGAAGACTTGGAAGAGTGTAGACAAGATGTAGTCGAACTGCAAATGATTGTCCAAGACCTGCGTAAACAAAAGAAACTGGCAGAAGTTGATGTCTGACCTTTACTCTGAAATCCTTAAATACGAAAACATGCCACTTTCTGAATCTCAACTCTTTACTCTTAAAGAGAACTATGCCAGCATGATTATTGATGGTATGGATATGGATGATATGTATCAAATGTGCTTTGATATGTTGATGGATGCATACAAAGATTGTACTGAAGATGACATTAAGGGAGAGGTTATAGAACTCTATGATGAGGAAGTGTTAGAGGGTTTGATGCCTGGTGATTGACACCTGTGCTATAATTATTTCACCAACAGTTGAGGACAATGATTGACACTTGTAAATTGCATGATGATTTAGAAGATTTTGCATCTTATCTTGGTGTTGATTATGATGATTTCTATCAGTTGATTTATCGTCTTCCTGATGAAGATGAGTTTGATTGTGAGGTTAAACTAGGTCTCACAGACTAACTAAATAGGGGCAGAGATGCCCCTTCATGGGCACATAGCATAATGGATAATGCCACTGCCTTCTAAGCAGTTGATTGGGGGTTCGAGTCCCTCTGTGCCTGTTATTTTAGAGAATTATGTTAAACAACTACAGTCATCAAACAACAGAAGCATTTAGAAGAATTGAAGATGCTTTAGCAGGTAGAACTGATGATGATTTGTGTTGTTTAAAAGAAGAACTAGGTAGTTTATACAAAAGAGCACAAGATATTCATAACATGAGAGCATCATTGATTGATGGTTCAGATTATCAAATCCCACACAGATATTAACATGTGACAGTTGGGGAACTGCACACCTTTTTCCCCAAAGCACCCTAATCCATGGTATGCTTACAGCATGATGAAAAACACCACTTTAATGACTGAACAAGTTCTTGACAAGATTGATCAAATGTGTCAGGTCCTCTACACTAACTATCAGTCAAGTTCTATTGAAAGGCATCGCAAATCCATTGAAAATGACATCAATATGGATTATCATCAGAAGATGATTGAAGAACTCTCTATGGGTGAAGGTTGCTACAAGTTCTCTTATGTTAAGGGTAGGAAGTATGCAAAGATTGTGATGCAAACTCCTGCTGGACAGAAAAGTGTTCATGCTTTTGTAGATATTACCAATGGTGATGTGTATAAACCAGCAACCTGGAAAGCACCAGCAAAGAATGGTGTTAGGTATAATCTGATGGATGAAAAGTCTCGCATGGAGATGTATCAGCGTGCAGATTGGGCAGGTGGTTACCTCTACAAATGATATACTTTATTATTATTCTTGCTAGTGTTGTATGGGCAGCACTAGCACTCTTTTCCCCTTGGTTTAATCATCTCAATAAAGACAATGAACCCTACTAAAGAACAACTGATTGAAGCACTCTATAGAGAGTATTTGTTCCTCATTCATGATGATTATGATGAGTCTATTGATGCCACTCCAGAAGAATATCTAGATATGCTCAAAGAGTTAAGTTATGATGATTTGATTGTAGAAACTCAGACTGACGACATCTTTACACTAAAACAGTTTATGGATGCATATCTGTGACACTTGACAAACTGGCACACACATGATTGACTTTCTTGTAAATCTATGGTATCATACTTGTATGAAAGATAAAATGATGCATCAATCCACCCTTGATCTATTCTGTGATCATGCAGATGAACAAATGGCAGAAGAATATACTCTAGAACTAGAAGCAAAAGCAGCAGAACTTGAAGTCACTGTTGACTATTACATGGCAGAGTTTCTCTGATAACTAACACCACCAACCAAACTTTCACTAACAACATTATGCAAACCAAAACCAAGTTCAATCACCTCAACCTGCCTACTCTTGCAGATCTGCCTACTCAAACTGTTAATGGTTCTCGTCGTTATTGTGTGAATGGCAAACTGTTGCCTTCTGTCACCACAGTTACTTCCTATCAGAATCGTCAATCTATTGCTGAGTGGAGGGAACGTGTAGGTGAGGAAGTTGCAAACAAGATCAGTCATTTTGCATCTACCAATGGCACTAAGTTCCACAAAATTGTTGAGGACTATCTCAACAACATTGATGCAGACTATGATACTGAAAAGTATGAGATTGCACTCAAATTGTTCAATCAATTCCAATCTATCCTTGATGATGTAGATAACATTCATTATCAAGAATGTGCTCTCTATTCTGAAACTCTTGGCATTGCTGGTCGTGTTGACTGCATTGCAGAATACAATGGCAAACTGTCTGTAATTGACTTCAAGAGTTCTTCTAAACCAAAGCATGAGAATCAGATCCAAAACTATTTTGTGCAGGAGACAGGTTATGCTATGATGTATGAGGAAATGACTGGCAATAAGATTGAACAAATTGTCACTCTGATTTCTTGTCACTCAGGTGAGACACAAGTTTTTGTCAAGAACCCTGCTGACTATGTTGACACTCTTAAGCAGTATATTGTAGAATACAACAATGCTTGATTGGAAATGCACAGTTAGAACACAATCTAACTACCTGCAAACTGTATATGTAACTGCATACACTCGTGCTGATGCAGTTATATCAGCAGAGTCAAGAACTGGTGGTGATTGTATCATGGCAGTGCCTGATTCTATCACTTCCAGTGATGACAATGATGATGAAGATAGCACCTCTAGTTCATCCTTTGATGGTGCTGGTTTGTTATTCCTTCTCTGTCTGTTCTTCATTGCATTTGCATGGAAACAGATCCTCCTGATTGTTGCTATTGCTGCCCTGATTTGGGGTGTGATATATACCATCAGGAACTAATCTTTTCTGCCTCAGTAGCACAGTGGTAGTGCAATCGCCTTGTAAGCGATAGGTCGTAGGTTCAAATCCTATCTGGGGCTTATACAATGTGCCACAAGTTAAA